GCTGGTCCCTTATCACCTTTAGGTCCTTGCTTACCCTGAGGTCCTTGTTCACCCTGTGGTCCAGGTTCTCCTTGCGGTCCAGTTTCACCCTGTGGTCCAGTTTCACCCTGTGGTCCAGGTTCTCCTTGTGGACCCTGAAGTCCTTGAAAACCTTGTAAACCTTGCTCACCTTGAGGTCCTTGTGGCCCAGGTTCTCCTTGCGGTCCAGGTTCTCCTTGTGGTCCTTGTGGGCCAACTTCACCTTGAGGCCCAACTTCACCTTGAGGTCCTCGTTCGCCCTGCAGTCCACGATCACCCTGAGGTCCCATAGGACCTATATCACCTTGCGGTCCAGGTATTGATTGAATTTCTTTTAAAGCGTTTCGTACATCTTCTAGTAACTCACCTTTGACTTCGGTTATATGATTATTCAACCGAGTCTCAGACTGACTTGTCATTTTATCAATGTAGATTAACGATGCCGCCAGAGTTTTACTGTCAGTCATTTTTAATCCTCAAGTTGTTTTTTAAAATACTCTGTTAGTACATTGTCCAATTCACTTGGCTGAGTATCTTCTTTCTATTGCGACGAATCCATTCCCTGGAGAAATAACTACCAATGTGTGGTTCAATTTGATCCAAGGTAGCAATACGTTCACGTAGAATTTCAGCTGCCTTCAATTCTTCGAAATGGTTATCTTCCTGGAAGTCAAAGCGTACAAGATCTCTATACTTCTTCCACTCCTCTGGTGTCAGGATGTTCTTGAGTACGAGCTGTTTTTCAAGTACTTCATCAAAGATGATCGAAAATCTTTGACGGAGACGTTGTACAAATCGAGAGAACTTAATTTCATCACGGGTGATTTCACTGGCTCTACCTAGTGTAAATCCAGTCTCAGGCTCCATACGAGAGATTGGTACGTTGAGAGCCTTGTATAGGTTCTTTTGGAAGTAAAGTACATCATCCATCTCACCTAGTGTCTGACCACCTGGAAGAGTAGAAATCTCAGTGCCACGCCCGCCTTCTCGACGCGGCAGCCAAAAGTCTTCCATCATAGTCATATGACGTCGATCGTCTATAATTGCTTCAGACTGTGGATCTTTTTTCTTTTCGATCTCTTTGACCCTACGTAATTTACGCGGGTCTACAAACCGTAGTTCCAGGATACCCTTCTTGGTATCAGTCTCATCAATGATAACATGGTATCTAAGACGTCCGTCTACATAGAAACGGTTGAATACTTCGTAACCCTTATTAGAAAAATCCATGAGACGAAGTATGTTTGTAAATTCGTCTGTAATTTTTTTCTTGATTGACTCAGGAAATTCTGTATTTTCTAAATTGATATCAACAATCTTACCTTCTTCACTGGTAATGATTGCTTCATTTACAATATCCTCCACCGCAGATGCGACATCTGGGTGTTGTTCCATCATTCGATACTTGGAAATTAGTTGTGCTTCGTTCTTAGCTGCATTATCAAGATCAATATAAGATGCACCAAAAACGCCGCCAGATGGACCAGCGGCAACAGATATGGCACCGTCTTCGTTGTCAGGCTCGACAAACGATACCTTCTTTTCTTCGTCTTCTTCTTTTCGCTTGAGTTCCCACCCAAATAATAGGTTTGGCATATTATATCCCTCTAATAGATTCGAAGTGGGGAGCCGAAGCTCCCCGCTCAGATCTATTTATTAGGCGCCGCCACCGTTACCGGTTACGCCACCACTCACTTCCCACCAGTCGTAGCGGAATGTAACGCCGAATTCTTGGATATCGTTGGTATCCCAGTCTAGCGTAATTTCATCAATAGACTGTGGCCACATGCCGTTGAACTTATACTTACGAAGGATAGAACCATCCTTGCTGTACTGGATAACTTCAGCCTGTGACTTGTAGTTGGAAGCATTAGCACCAACCGTAGTAATGTTTTGACCTGGAAGGTTAATAGCGGCGTGCCATTCTTCCAGAGCATTACGTACCAAGAAGTCTTCGTCGTTTACAATAGTTACTGACCATGGATCATATTCTCTGTTACCCTGGTAATAGAGAGTACGACCAAAATACGGAACTGTAACTTCGCTCATTGTTGACGCTGGAATTGAAGCCGAACGACACATGAACGACATTTTGAGGTCACCCTGTGGGTTGATGGGGTTTTGCACTTGTACCTGGAACAGGGACTGACGTGCACCGCCACCTACTAACTGAGCTCTCATCTCGTTGATATTGAAAGCCATTTGCTTACTCCTCTTTTATCTCTTAGAATCGTCCAGCGATCTCTTCAAACTCGACGCCCGTTCTAACAGCAATGAAGTTCAGCTGAATGAAGTTGATGGAGCGTGCAGGCTTGATGTAGATGTCGCCAACAAATTCGTTGCGGTCGATAATCTCAGGAGTGTTGTTTGTCTCGTCACAGACAACACGGAAGTCGTAAACACCTCGACGACCTTCGACGTCACGGAGGAACGGCTCAACCAAGTTTACAAACTGCGCTCTTGTAAATTCATCGTTAAATTCGAAGAGGCTGAATTTTGCAGCAAGTGCAATGCTCTTCTCAAGAACGATGAACAGACGACGAACGTTGATACGATCGAATGCGCTTGGCTTAGACAACATGGTCTTATCACCAAATAGGAATGTACCCTGACCAACCTGAGAAATAACTGGGTTGACACGATTCTTGTAAATCAGATCACGCTCTGCCTTGTTTGGGTTGAACGGAATCTTGACAACGTTCTTGATGATACCACGGTTGTAACCGGCTGGTGACCACCATGGATCGCGCTGGAAGTCTGTGCGTACACATAGACCAGCAACGTCACCGTTTAGAGGCGTGTAAATATACTTGTCATTGTACTTGTCGTAGCGATACTTGTAACCACTATCAACTACACCGTAGCTGCTGGAAACAAGGTTGCTAGCAAAGTCAACAACGTTAGTAGCTTCATTACCTGCTGCGTCAACAACATCTTCACGAGCCGGTGAAATAAATGCGATGCAGTCTTTACGAGCTTCACACACATTCTGGACAACGTAGTTAGCAAGTTCTGCATCGTGAGATGTTCCCATTGCTTTACCCATTAGGACAAGTGCAATGTCAACAGCCTCAGCACTCTTGAATTGATCGTATCCTAGACGAACACTTGCTTGATCAATTGTAGCCTCGTCAGATCCATTTGTGCCGCCGTCAAGTGCTGCTAGGTATTCAGTAGACTCGGCAGTGAAATATGCCTTTAGCTCGCTAATAAATGTTGCAGCATTTGCATCGGTAACCGTTACATATCGTGAGCTATCCTGTAGCTTATCGATTAGGTAGTTGTTTGTACCATCATCTGCTTGTGCACCATCTACAAGAGAAGGATACTTTGCTGTAATTTGTGTTGCGGTGTTTGCTGAAGAGACCGCTGTATTACCGTCGCTTACGCGAACAACCCAAAGCGTATTACCATACGCTAGGAAGTCTGCGGCAGTAAAGAATGTCTCTGTGTTATATCCTGTGATTGGCTTACCGAAACGGTCGGTAAGGTCAACCTCAGATGTAACGAGTGTGCGCTCGTCGGTAGGTCCCCACGGAAATACACCTGAAAATGCTGCAGCTGTTGTGCCAACGGCAGGTACAACTGTAGACAGGTCAATTTCGGAGACATTTACACCTGGACTGATTTGGAATCCCATATCTTTCTCCCCTATGGTTTTATTGTATAGGTACTACTTCATTCTCTTCGATATTTATAAAAAGGGAGTGCTAGATAAGCCAGTGAGAGCCTGGAGGATCAAGTATAAACTCGTCTGGTTCTGGCTCGCGGCCGTCGTCATAAAAGCCGAACGGCATCATCATTTCTTCTAACTCTTCCTCGGTTTGTTGACGGAGACCAGCCAATGTGTTGATATCAGTCATCTCTTTGAAGTAAATTTGGTCTGTCAACCAAGCAAATAGTACCAAGCACATAACAGTATCGTCATGACAACCTTGTTCTGCCTGGAACGTATCAGCCTTGCGAGCGAAGGTTGAAAGCTCTTTAGCAGTATCGAGATCTTTCAAAAGCAACTTATCTTGTTCGATAAGCATTTTGAGTGTGTTACAACCGATAGTCTTGACGGTCTTGGTAGTGCGAACACCTCGTTCAACTGTCTTACCAAAGCCGCTTGTAATTCTTCTACCGGCTCGACCGGCGTTTTCACTATGTAGAATATTCTCATATTCAAACTCGTTATAGAGTGTATCTACAACCTGCCCACCAATATCATTACTCTCAACCAATACGTGAGCTTCATTATATGTCTTGGCCACTTGATGAATGATCGAGGCATAGTCCACCGGAGTGATGTAGTTGTCTCGGAAAGTAGCCACTTGTCTATATGGCATCTTGGTAATATCGAGAACCTGGAAGGCACTGTAGTCTAGACCTTTGCCACGACTAGTATCCACCAAGATATTGATATCCGTTCTTACCTTGCTTAGCACCTTCGGCAATTCGATAGAAATGGTTCAGACCATTAGGCGTAGACGTCAGGATAACTTTAGTTTCTTTACCAGCTGTAATGGTAGGGAAAACAGAAGAAAAGAATTCATCCCAGTTTTCAACAAACGCTGTCTCGTCAATATAGAGTAGCTGAACAGTACTACCACGAATAGAGCTCGAGGATGTAGCGCCGGCAAACACCTTACATCCGTTTTCAAGGTGAACAGATCCCTTGTTCCATTCAACAACACCCTGTTGTAACCACTTAGGTAAGCTCTCAAAACTGATCTGGATCCTAGCCAAGATCTCACGAGCACTGTCACCTTTGTTAGCTGTCAAAGCAACGGTCTTATACTCGTTGAATAGAATGTAGTGTAGGATAATGATCGTGGCAATCGTGGTTTTGCCGGCTTGTCTGGACGTGTTGACAGCAACGTAACGACCGTCTTGATATTTCTTGATGATTTCTTTTTGGTAATCATATAGTGTAATCAGTATAAGACCATCATCAGGGTGAGTGTTATCAACTATTTGAGTCATTGTTCTTCATGTCGTCTATCATTTTACGAAGCTGTTCCGTTGTACCATGAAAATGAAGATTATTCTCAATCTTCTCTGGTTGTCTCGGTCCTTCTTCTTCCATCTTCTGTTTCTTCTTATCATTAGATATTGACACTAGGTCTCGATTAGCATCAATAAGAGCTTTCATGATGGTTGATACAACTTCGAATGCCCGGGGATGCTCAGATCGCTTAGCAACCTCTAGCATCTCTTCCATGGCATCAGTTCCACGCTCGATTACTGTATAGAGATTTTCTCGAGCATAGTCAAAATCGTTATCATTGGCCTCGTCAATATTCTTACTACCGTGCTTGACTACATCAATAGTAGTATCCTTGATATCGTCGTATGGAACCATATCCAGTGAATCGCTTATTTTCTTATTCATCATCACTATCCTTTATGACTACGATATAATCCCAGTTATCAGTGAAATTGACGTTTGCATAAGCAATCGTCTGGTTTATATCTGTTGTTGGCTCACCATTGGCTGTAAGTCCAGGCTGTACTGTCACGATATCGTGATATGTATTAGCATTGACTTCGTCTTGGTCATTAGCATATGTATTGACCTGAACAAACTTGATGATCTTCTTATCAGTGACCGGACCAAAGTAATATCCCTTCAGGGTAAAATTCAA